AGCTTTAATGATAATACTCTAAGTTCATATAGTTCTACTTATAATGAAGGATTTGAATATAGAGCTTGGGATAGTGGTAATCTTTACATTGGAGGTATACTTTATGAAAATTGGTGGTCTGATGCAAAGTATAAGGATAATGTTTCTGAAATAGAAAATGCTCTTGATAAAGTAAAAAGTATTAGAGGTGTTGAGTATGATTGGAATCAATTAGCTTTTGATGAAACAGGAAGAGAAGGCCATGATATTGGTGTAATTGCTCAAGAGGTTCAGGCCGTTTATCCATTTGCTGTTAGAGAGGTTGATAAAGAAAGAGATGACCATGTTCAATCTGCTTTAGTTGTTGACTATGAAAAGTTAATTCCTTTACTAGTTCAATCCATAAAAGAACTTTCAGCAGAAGTTGATGTATTAAAAGATAAATTAAAAAATCTTCAATAAGATGAAAGCTACATACGATTGGGTAATTGGTAATGTTTTTGGAAAGAAAACTTTTACAGATAAGTACAACAATGTCAGAGAGAATGTAATAAGACAAGTTGAATTGTTTTATGTTGGAAAATTACAAGTTGAAGAAGGATTAGAGCGAGAGGAAAAAGAAAGAACTCTTGTAAATTTAGATATATTTAATCTCAATGATTTTAAGCCAATTGATGAATTATCTAAAAAAGATATTTTATCTTTTGCTTTGAATGCTCTAAATCCAAAGGAAAAACAAAGAATTGAAAATACTGTAAAAGGTAAGTTTGATGAACTTGATGAAGAATCTAATTTAATAACAATAATCTTGAATGACGAATAAAAAAGGTAAGAGGATACTAGTGGCAACTCCAATGTATGGAGGAAAATGCTATGGCGTATTTACTGAGTCTTTACTTAACCTTCAAAAGGTTTTATTTGAAAACGGCCATTTCATGGGGTTTTTACATATAACTAATGAAAGTTTAATAACGAGGGCTAGAAATGAAGTTGTTCATCTTTTTATGAAAGATGAATTTGATTATCTATTATTTATAGATAGCGACCACAGGTTTGACCCTCTTGGAGTATTAAAAATGATTGAAGAGGACGAATATATTATTTGTGCAATTTCTCCTAGAAAAAATATTAATTGGTCTGATGTAAGAGATGCGGCTAATTTAGGTGCTCAAAACTTACAGTATTTTACAGGAGAATTTGTAGTAGACTTATTAGAAGGAGAAAAGCTTTCTCTTGATAAAAAATTTGAGATAAAGCATGGTGGAACAGGATTAATGCTTATCAAGAAAAAGGTATTTGAATCATTAAAACCTAAAATGAATACCTACAAGAGTGATTATGGAGACCATCAAACAGTAGAGTATTTTAAAACATCAGTTAAAGACGGAAAGCTTTTATCTGAGGATTATGAGTTGTGTAAAGATTGGAGAGAATTAGGAGGTAAAATTTATGCCGCTCCATACGTGCATATAACTCACGTTGGAACTTATGAATTTGTAGGAAATATTCATGCATCTTCTGAATTGAATAATAAAAAACAAGAGTTTTTAAAACAAAAATCTGAATAATATGTCACTAATTAGCTCATACTCAAACGATACTACTCCGTCTTATGACGATAGACTTATAGGTACTGATGCTCAAGATGAGAGTGCTACCAAGAATTTTACTATTGGTAGTATTTTATCTATGCCTCTTCCAAGCGTACCTGTGTATGCTAATAACGCAGCAGCTATTGCGGGTGGATTGGCAGTAGGAAGAGTTTACAGAATTACAGGAACAGGACAATTAGGTGTCGTATACTAGAAAAGATTTAGAGCAGTTAAAAAAAATCAAGGATTATATTCCTTGGTTTGTTCCTGTTGGGTTTTTAGAAATAGGAAGTTTAGATGGTGAAGATGCTAAACTTATTTCTGATTTCTATAAGGTTCAATCTTATGTGATTGAGCCAAATCCATTCTCTTATCAAGATATTATTTTGTCACACCCTGAAATCAAATCATTTAATTATGCGTTTTCTGATAAAGATGGAGAATGTTTGTTTAATGCTGTAAAATCAAAAGACAAATATAAGTGTAGTGTATCGTCAGTTTTAAATAATAAAAATATCTTTATTTTAAACAAAGTAGTAGTCAAGTCCAAAAGAGGAGACACATTTCTTCAAGAAGAAAATATACCTGTTAATTTTGTTAAAATAGATGTTGAAGGATTTTCTTATCAGGTAATAAAAGGATTTGGTAAAAAGATAAATATCTTTGATGCCATCCAAATTGAAACAGAAAAGAAAGCAATTTGGGAAAATCAAGTGCTAGATAATGAAGTTAATTTGCTTCTTGAGTCTAATGGATTTAAATTAGTTGACAGAGTGGATGGATGGAAGAATCAATATGATTCTTTATACATCAATACAAATAGAAATTTTAGTTAAATGGATATCAGAAAAATTTCAATAGGACCCGATTACAAGGGTAGTGCTATGCACTACATCGTTGGACAACGTGTGCTCGGTGACACGAATGAAATTCATTTGATTAAGTTTGACGAGTCCAAGAGCTCATTCAAAATATTTATCGTCAATGATAAATTAGAGGTAGTTCTTTGGAAAGAGTTTAATTCAACAATTCCAATTGCAATCGAATACAATATAAATATTTAATGAAATCCCCATTCTATTTCATATCCAAGCCTATTGATGGCAAAAGATATAGTAACACAAAAGAGATTGGAGGAGTCGAATTAATAGTAAGCACATCAGAAGAGGACCATAAGTTTTCCAATAGATTTGCTGAAGTAGTTGAAACTCCTCTAGGATATAAAGGCCCAATTAGTCCCGGAGACATTTTGCTTGTTCACCACAACGTGTTCAAGTTTTACAATGACATAAAGGGTAGACAAAAAAGCGGTAAGTCATTCTTTAAAGATGACTTATTTTTTATTGAGCCTGACCAATTCTTTATGTACAAAAGCAATGGTGTTTGGAATTCATACGATAGATATTGTTTTGTAAAACCTATCAAGGCGACTGAGAGCTACATCAAAAAACCTTTTAGTGAAGAGCCTTTGATGGGAATAATGAAGTATCCAAATGAATACCTTATTGAGCGTGGCATCAAAGAAGGAGATATGGTTTGCTTTAGCCCTGATAGTGAATACGAGTTTACAGTAGATGATGAAAAGCTTTATCGAATGTATGACCATCAAATCACAATTAAACTATGAACATAATACAGATAGATTTCCCTTCAAGTCAATACATAGCAGAGGAACATCCAAAAACTCAGGTGTACTTGCATCATACTGCAGGCAATCCTAATGGCGTTGGAACATTTGCTTGGTGGTCTTCTAACTCAGAAAGAGTGGCTACTTGCGTCTGTATATCAGGAATAGGCAAAGGATGTGTAGATGGTCAGATTGTGCAGGGCTTCAGCTCTAAGCATTGGGCATATCATCTAGGATTGCAGAAGAGTGTCTTCAGCAGCAGAAAGATTCCGTTTCAGCAATTAGATAAGACTAGTATAGGGATTGAGATATGCAATTGGGGTAATCTGAAAGAAGTAAATGGAAAGTTTTATAATTACGTTGGCAGAGAAATGACTAACGGGATTATTAAATTAGACAAGCCGTACAAAGGATTTACTTATTTCCATGACTACACAGATGCTCAGATAGAATCTGTTAAACAGCTTTTGCTTCTTTGGAATAAAAGATATGGCATTCCATTAGATTATAACGAAGATATTTGGGATATTTCAGCGAGAGCATTGAAAGGTGAGCCCGGTATATATACACACAACTCTGTTCGTAGAGACAAGATTGACATATACCCGCATCCGAAAATGATTGAGATGTTAAAAAGTTTAAAATGAAAGAGATTAAACTTAGAATCATTGCTGCAGGATACAAAGCCGTTGACGAATTAATTAAAGTAGCGGAAGAAAGCGTAGTGAAGAGTGGTGATGAGGAGGGTGAGCTTGCAGCAGATAGATTAAAGAATGCAGCAGCCACAAAGAAACTAGCTATATTTGATGCTTTTGAGATTCTTAATAGAATAGAGTCAGAGAAAGAAAGCTTAGATTCGATTGATAAAGGCATAAGTAAAACAGATACAAAACAAGGTTTTGCAGAAAGAAAATCAAAACAATAATCTACTCAGGGTATTAAAGAACGCTATACCTTCAGCTGTCATCTCTAACAAGAATAGAGTGCGGTCTTGGATATACGGCTATAATGAGCAGTATGATGTTGTTGTAATATCTAAGACGGGTCAGGTAGGTGAGATAGTTGAAATCTCAGGATTAAGGATTGCTCTACCTGCAGCACCTGACAAATGTTTTCAAAGAGACGCTAAGAAAGAAGAGCAGTATTGGGAACGTCAAGATATACCAAGAGACCTAGCCAAAATTCAGTCTATATTTCAATGGAATGAAAGGCCAAAGGAATTCAAAGATAGGTGGGTAGATTACATTGAGAAAGAGTTTGACTATAGAGAGCAAGGTTTTTGGTTTATGAATAATGGGGTGAAGACCTACATCACAGGCTCACACTATATGTATCTCCAATGGTCTAGTATTGACGTAGGATATCCTGACTTTCGTGAAGCCAATAGAATCTATTGGATATTTTGGGAGGCTTGTAGAGCGGACCCAAGAAGTTTTGGAATGGTCTATCTAAAGATTAGACGTTCAGGATTCTCCTTCATGTCATCATCTGAATGCGTGAACATAGGCACACTTGCTCGTGATTCTCGTATTGGTATTTTGTCAAAGACAGGTGCTGATGCCAAGAAGATGTTTACCGATAAGGTTGTCCCAATCAATAGCCGTCTTCCATTCTTCTTTAAACCAATCATGGACGGTATGGACAAGCCAAAAACTGAATTGGCATTTCGTGTCCCTGCTGCAAAGATTACAAAGAAGAATATGTATGAATCAGATGATTCAGAAATTGACGGACTTGATACTACTATAGATTGGAAGAATACGGAAGACAACTCTTATGATGGTGAGAAGTTATTGTTCTTAGCACATGACGAAAGTGGTAAATGGACAAAGCCTGTAAACATTAAGGAGAATTGGCGTGTAACTAAAACCTGTCTTCGATTGGGTAGTAAGATTATTGGTAAATGCATGATGGGTTCTACCTCAAACTCTTTGAATAAAGGTGGTCAGAACTTTAAAGACATTTACGAAGAGTCAAATGTGAAGACTCGTAATGCTAACGGCCAAACAAAGAGTGGGCTTTATTCCATATTTATTCCAATGGAGTGGAACATGGAAGGCTTTATTGACTTGTATGGTCACCCTGTATTTAATAAGCCTGATAAACCTATTAAGGGAGTTGATGGAAATTGGATTACAAATGGAGCTGTAAATTATTGGGAGGCTGAAGTTGATTCATTGAAGAATGACCCTGATGCATTGAATGAATTCTATCGTCAGTTTCCTCGCACAGAAAGCCATGCTTTCCGTGACGAGAGCAAGTCATCAATATTTAATCTGACTAAGATATATCAGCAGATTGATTACAATGACTCCATGATTAAGGAGCATTACCTTACTCGTGGCTCCTTCTCTTGGAAGGATGGGATTAAAGATACTGTGGTCATTTGGACTCCTGACCCAAGGGGAAGATTTAATGTAAGTTGGTTCCCTCAAAAACATTTACAGAATAATGTTCACATACGTAATGGAATTAAGTATCCCGGCAATGAACATATTGGGTCATTTGGATGTGATTCATACGATATATCTGCTGTGGTTGGCGGACGTGGCTCTAACGGAGCGTTACATGGAATGACCAAGTTCCACATGGATGAAGCTCCTGTGAATGAGTTCTTTCTAGAATACATTGCAAGACCACAAACTGCTGAGATATTCTTTGAAGAAGTATTGATGGCTTGTGTATTTTATGGGATGCCTATATTGGTAGAAAACAATAAGCCAAGATTATTGTATCATCTTAAAAACAGGGGATACAGAGGTTTCTCAATTAATAGACCTGATAAACAGTTTGCTAAACTGACTAAGACTGAACGAGAGTTAGGCGGTATACCAAACTCCTCTGAAGATGTTAAGCAATCTCATGCTTCAGCTATTGAGTCATACATTGAGAAATTTGTAGGATTAGATTTAGAAGGAAAGTATAGAGAATCAGACCTAATGGGAACGATGCCATTTACAAGAACACTTGAAGATTGGGCTAAATTTGACATCAATGATAGAACAAGATTCGATGCTTGTATTAGCTCAGGGCTTGCTATAATGGCAAATCAAAAGCACCTATATGTGCCTGAAAAAAAAGAATCGAAATTAATTATTAACTTCGCTAAATATAAGAACGAAGGGGTAATAAGTCAATTGGACAAATGAAGAATATAACAATCCAAATTAATGCCGTGTCTTTTCCAAGTCAATTGGCTACGGATGCAGAAAAGGCATCAGATACCTTTGGTTTACAAGTAGGTCAAGCTATACAATATGAGTGGTTTAGAAAAGATGGCAGCAACTGTAGATACTATGGTCAGTGGCA